AATTACTTAAATAGATGTGATATTAAATAACAAAATTGGCAAATAACACCTTGACACGTTATTTAATATAACGTATAATATAGGCAACAGGTGATTTAATGTAACAACAAGGAGGTGTAAAAATGAATCGCATAAAAGAACTACGAGAAAAAGCCCGTTTTACCCAGGCCGAATTGGCCGAGTATTTAGGCGTTAAAAGAGTTACTGTGGCGCAGTGGGAACGAGGTGAAAATAAGCCTCGCGTGGACACACTGATTAAATTGTCTAAGCTATTCAAGGTCACAACGGATGACTTGTTGCGCCTTTAAACGTGATTTAATATAACATATAGGAGGCAACAAAATGAAGGTAACCGTAAAGGAAGCGGCCCGCATCCTGGAGCGTAGCGAACAATTCGTTCGCATCGGTCTTCAACGGAACCTGCTTCCGTTCGGGTTCGCGATGAAACGCAGCGGCTCTACAAAGTTTGATTATTTCATCAATCCCAGCCAGTTCGCCGCCTATTGCGGCGTGACGCTGGCCGATCTGGAAAGGAGTCTCAGCCAATGAAAACGATGAAGATTTACGACGAACCAAAGCCCCACCGAATCCCAAAGCGCGGCCCTCTGTTCGGGGCTAAGAGCTTCATGGCCATGGCCGTACTGGCTTGCGGCATCGGGCTTTACGCTGGCATGGGCATGACGGGAGAGCGCGTACAGGCCGACGACGTGCAGGTCGTGACGGTCAAAGCGAATCAGACCGTATGGGATGTAGCCCGTCCGATTGCCGACGCCGAAGGGCTCGACATCCGGGAAGTGGTCTATCAGATCCAGGTGAACAACAACCTGGACAAGGATTGCACGGTAATACCGGGCCAGCAACTCGTCATCCGCTTCTAACCTTATTGTATTTCATGAGGAGGTGAAAACCATGAGAGACAAGTTCACAGAATGGCTGGTACATTCCCGGCATGTGGCCGGGCTGACCCAGGAGGAAGCGGCCGAACGCATTGGCATCGCCCGGCGCACGCTGGCAGGCTATGAAGCCGGCAGCACTCCCGACGATGACGTCGTGGCCTGCATCGTGCAGGTCTACGATGACTATAAACTGGGTTATGCCTACCTGGTAGAGCGGACCCTGACGGGGAAGCTCATCCTGCCAGATATCCAGACGGTCGGCGTGGCCAGCGGGGCGATCACCCTGCACATACAGTTAGGCAAGATGGCGCGAGCCTACGAAAAGCTCGAAACCATCTGCGCCGACGACATCATCAGCCGGGAAGAACTGCCGAGTTACTGCCGGTGCATGAATGAGCTCGACAACCTCATCGCCGCCGCCGTCGGGATGAAGATCACCGACATCCGGCCACAAAAAAAAGAGCCCCACGGCAAAGCCGCGAGGCTCCAAACCCAGGAAGGTTTGAAAAAAGATGACACCTATATTATAGCACAGAACCAGGAGGATGAACATGAAAACAGATGACATGATTGCGCAAAAATTGGAAGAACTAGAAAAGGCGACAGAAGGAACTGACTGCAAGCTGATTGTCATGACAGCCCATGATGACAGTCATAAGGCTACCGTTCTGCTTAACGGGAATGCCATTGATTTGGTTAACATGATAGCATCCCTTCTTGAAAAAATCACCATCGATACCGGGTACACCCGGGAAGAATTGTTCATCGCCCTTTTAATGGGAGGTGACCTCCATGGATGCTAAATTAATCATGACCGTCCAGGACGGCACGAACCGCGACGCCTGGCTGAAACTCCGTACCATGGGTATCGGGGGCAGCGACGCCGGCACGATCGTCGGCGACAACCCCTGGAAGAGCCCATACGCTTTATGGCTCGAAAAGACGGGCCAGCTGGTTCCGGAAGACATCAGCGGCACAGACCCGGTCTACTGGGGCACGACCCTGGAAGATATCGTCGCCAGGGAATTCACCAAGCGCACGGGCAAGCGGGTCCGCCGCTGCGGCACGATGCAGAGTAACGACGTGCCGTGGATGCTGGCCAACGTCGACCGCCTGGTCATCGGCGAAAAGGCCGGGCTTGAATGCAAGACGACCAACGCATTCAATATCAAAGCCTGGCAAGACGACGGCCTGCCAAACGCGTACTACTGGCAGTGCCAGCACTACATGATGGTCACAGGCCTGCCGACCTGGTACATCGCCGTACTCATTGGCGGGCAGCATTACGATTATAAATGCATACCCCGGAATGACGATGACATCGATTACCTGGCTCAGAAAGAAGAAGAATTCTGGGACAGGGTGCAGACGATGACGCCGCCGCCTATTGACGGGAGCCGCTCGACGACGGAGGCCATCCAAGACCAATACCCCGGCGGCCAGACCGAGCCGGTCGAGCTTCCCCAGGAAGCGGCCGAAGCCCTGGCCCTCATCGACAACGCCAAGGCCGAACGGAAACGCCTCGATGACGTCATCATGACCCAGGAGAATGTCATCAAGTGCCTCATGGGGGACGATGAGATCGCCACCATCGGCGACCGGAAGATCACCTGGAAGAACCAGAAAGGCCGCATCACGGTCGACATGAAGAAGTTAAAGAAGGAATTCCCGGACGTCTACGAAGCCTGCATGAAGCAGGGCAAGCCGACACGGCGGTTCCTGGTATAAATCGAAGGGAGATATTGTAATGGCAACTACAAAAGGAGGCCTGGCCGCTGCCAAGAAAGCGGCCCCGGCAGCAGCATCGCCGATGAAGAACATGCAGGATCTGATTATTTCCATGAAGAGCCAGATTGAAGCAGCTCTTCCGTCAGTCATCACGGGTGAACGGTTCGCCCGCATGGTCCTGACGGCCATGAGTAACACGCCGAAACTGGCATCCTGCACGCCCAAGTCTTTCCTGGGCGCTATGATGCAGGCGGCACAGCTCGGGCTTGAACCAAACACACTGCTGGGGGAAGCCTATCTCATCCCCTTCATGAATCATGGTACGCTCGAATGTCAGTTCCAAATCGGGTATAAGGGTATGATTTCCCTGGCCCATCGCAGCGGCCTGTATGTACAGGCTCATGAGGTCCACGAAAACGACGAATTCAATGTCGAATTCGGCTTAGATCCGAAGCTGATCCACAAACCCGTATTCAAGGACCGTGGGGCCGTCGTCGCCTACTATGGCGTATGGAAAGATAAAGACAGGAATTTCGGGTTCGAGGTCATGAGCAAAGAGGATGTGGAATCCCACGCCAAGAAATATAGCCAAAGCTACGGCAAAGGATTTTCGCCGTGGAAAACAAACTTTGATGAGATGGCCAAGAAGACCGTCATCAAAAAGGCGCTGAAATACGCGCCGCTGACGACGGAATTCATCCTCGGCATCACGGCCGACGGGACCATCAAGACGGCCCTCAGCCAGAACATGGCCGACGTGAAGGACGAAACCGACTATACGGACATCGAGGCCGAACCGGTCCCGGACAACGTCGACCCGGCCACGGGGGAAGTCAAAACCGACAAGACGACGCAGGAACAACAGGACGATGCCATCCTTGAAGCATCACTCGATATGTAATACCAGGCGCGGGCGGCTGCGGCCGCCTGCCTCCCTGACAGAAAGGAAACGATTATGGAGCGCTTGAACATAAGCTACATTGAGGAGGTGAACGCCTTCCATACGTGGCTGCTGACGAATCCTACACTTTCATCATCTGCTAGACTATTATGGTTTTCACTTATGCATTACTGTAACTCATGCGGATGGAAAGCGGCATTCAATGTGCCACTATCGGCACTCGAGGCGGACACCGGACTCAAGAAAGACGCCATCAAGCGGGCCAGAAATGCTTTGCAGCAGGCAGGGCTCATCGACTTCCAATCACGGCAGGGACGGCAGTCGACCCTTTACAAGATCATTCCTTTGACAGCGCAAAAAACGCAGTTAAATAATTTTACTGCGCAAAAAACGCCACAAACCGCACCACAAACCGCACCACAAACCGCACCACAAACCGCACCCATACCTAGACTAGAAGAGACTAGACTAGAAGAAGGTGGTGATGAGGGGGGACGCGCGCGCGCGCGAGTGGCCCCGGAAACCTGGAGAGCTGTCTTGACTGCCTACCAGAACAACATCCATCCGGTAGCCAGCCCGATTGAACGCGACCGGCTGGTGGACCTGGTGGAAGCTTACGGGGCAGAGTGGGTCCTGGAAGCCGTCAAAGTGGCCGCACTGGCCCGGGCGTCTACGATCCGCTACGTTGAGGCTGTCTTAAGGCGCTGGAGCTCGACCGGGCAACCGCGCCCATGGGAAGACAGACCGAATTCGTCGCCTCGGGCAAGAGCGCCCCGCAACAGCAAAAAGGAAGCGATTGACGTCGTGAACCGTCTGATGGCGGAATACCAAGCCAAGGAAGGAGAGGAGAAAGATGACAACGGAAGTATCGACCCTGCGAGCGATTGGTCTTTTGCAACTGGCGTACAAAAATGATCTCCCGGAGGAACGGCTGCGTTTCTACGTAGAGATGTTAAAAGACATCCCGCCGGCGGCCTTGTCGGCCGGGGTCAAATACTGCATCAATCACTGTGACTTTTTACCGACCATCTCAGAAATCCGGAGAGCGTCGGGAAAAGTGGCAACACTGGCCATGGGAACCAAGCCTATCGACAGCGCCACGGCCTGGGGCAAGGTCCAGAAAGCCATCGCCGCCGTCGGCTATACCGGCGTGCCGACATTCGATGACCCGGTGACGCAGCGCGTCGTCGAACGGTTCGGCTGGAAAGAGATCTGCCAGACGCCGACCGATGACACGGCCATCCTGCGGGCCCAGTTCCGCAAAGCTTATGAATCGGAAGCGGCCCACGTCGAAGAAGTGAAAGAATTCGCCGCTTCCGGCGTCCCGGTCAATCAGAAGTACCTGGCCGATGCCGGTCTGGCTGGCGTGAAAGAATTGACAAGTGACCTGGCCGCCCGGCTGAAGATGCCGGAAAGCCATTAGGAAGGGGGAGAAAGATGACAAAGACAAGATTATGCCGCCTATGCGGCCAGCCGCTCGAACTCCACGGATCCAGGACGGCCAGGCTGACACTCTGCGATGATTGCCGGGCACGGATCCTGTCCCGGTATACATACCGAATCGAACACCACATCACGGGCAAGGAAACCTGCTGCCTGGTGTGCGGGAAACCTATCCCGAAAGGGTACAACGGCTATACGACCTGCTCACGGGCGTGCAGGACCCTGCTGAATTCTGTCACAGCCAACTACCGGAAAGACAGGGCAGTGAATCAGATCCGGAAGGATAAGCAGGAACATCCGGAAGCATACCTCCCGCCGAAGCGGGTACTTAGCCCACTTGGCCGGGCCGAACAGGAAGCCCGGGAACATGGCATCACCTACGGCCTGTATATGGCCCTGAAAGGAGGGATGGCCCATGACTTGTAATGTGGTTTGGCTGCGGCAGGCCTTGACGGAATACCAAAACCGTTTGAACAACGTCCTTTTAATAACGGCTGCGGAAATCCCAGCGCTGGAATGGCGATGGGACAATGGGTACTACATCCCCAAGGCCCAGTTCATGGCATTCGACGGGACGAAATACATCGTTGTCGACAACCGGCAGGGATTGTTTGAAAAACAAACCAAGGAAACGCTGCATGACTGCCTGCATTGGTTGCTGGCGTAGGAAAACCGGAAAGGAGAGAGAAAGATGGAAATTAAAATCGACATGAATGGCAGTGACGTCGAGCTGACGACGTTTTTACACAGCCTTACGATAAATCATAGCCAGGAAAAACAATCGGCCGTTAAAACGGCAAATACGAAGAAAAAGGGCCGCCCGAAGAAAGCGGTGAAAGCGGACCCGGAACCAGCCCCGACGGATGACATCCTGGATGATCCGGAAATGGCCGACATCGGAGCACACATTTTTGGAGAGGATGGTCAGAATGAATGATATTTCACGGGCCATGGAAAAGAAACGGGCCGAAAAAGCCAAGCACCGCTATGAAGTCGGTGCCGAAAGCGGGGCGGACTGGGGGCTGACCCTCATCTACCAGGCCCTGCATGACAAGTACGGCTTTGGCCGCAATCGATTCGCCAAACTCAACGCCGCCTGGGAGCACCTGGACTCGAAAGAACACGGGTTCTCCATCCGCTGGCGGGATGAGCTGTGTGACGATTTTGGGTTCGACCGCTTCCTCAATGAGCGTGACGCTCAGCGCCTGGAACGGCTCATCACAGGCAAGACGAAGGACTGGCGCCTGCGGAAATACGTGACGGACCACGTGGCCGCCTCGGTCATCGTGACGCTGCACTCATTGCGCCACGACTTCAACTGGGGCGCGAAGCGCTTGCAGGATCTACAGCAGTATATCCACGACAACATCGACGCCGTCCTAAAGAGCCAGGTCCCCATCTGGGAATTCATGAAATGCCTGCATGTTGAATGCGGGATTGATTACCCGGCCCTTGCGGCCTATGAAAAACAGTTCGGACCGGTCGACATTTACCGCGGAAACCGCGGAGAAAGGTAGAAGAAGATGACAGAAAGATACGTTTTACAATTTCCGAGAGGCGTTGCCGTTTCGATTACGCCGTACGACAAAGATAGTTTTTTTAACGAAACATTTATAAGTGAATTCAAAAGGCAGATTCGGGAGGCTTTTCAGGAATATACAGCGGGAACAAATCCTGACTACATCTTGCAAGACAAAATTATGTTCATCGATTTAATCCGTGAACTAAATTTCAAAGTATCCTCAAGACAAATCTTAAACGAATATATCCGGGATCAAGTTGACGATACTGGTTCGTTTGACCTAGAAAATTCTTTCGATACCGACGCTTTGGAGCTGTTAATTGATGAAGGCGTTAGCCAATATAGCAGGAGCTGGACCAACTGGAGCCCCGACAAGCATGTAAATGAAATGGCCATGACATTCATCTGGATAGCTATAAAGGTGGTAATGAACTTCATTCCAACACTTGAACCGAAAAAAACGAATCGAGGTGACGAATGACATGAAGTTCGGACGATTTGAACCAACCGTCGATAAAACAATAGCTGTTGGCGACATTAAATTGGAGCATTACTTGTTCGTGTTCCCGAACGGTTTCGGTGCCAGTGTTATCCGAAACCCTTACAGCTACGGCGGGCCGCAAGGCCTGTATGAATTAGCTGTGCTCCGGAAGCGACGGAAATATTGGGAAATCACGTACAAAACGCCGATTACAAACGACGTCCTGGGAAACCTGAAATACAACGATGTCGTGCAGGCGTTGGAAGACATCAGCGGCTTAGCCGATGTCTACGATTTGCTTCATAAAAGCTTTGTAGATCATGACGGAAACGTTGTGTTCGTGGATTAAGGAGGAAAATATGCAGCCTACTGATAAATGGAACTACTATCTCGACGATGACGATATCACCTGCATGGACTTCTTTGACTCCAAGGAAGCCGCACTCAAAGCTGGGATGGAAGAAGCGAAACGCGAAAGGGCCGACACCATTACCGTTGGCAGGGTAGAAGAATTTGTCCCGGACGTCAGTATATATACGAGCTATCTCGTAGTAGATTTGCAGAACCAGGCTTACGACGACGCCGGGGAATATGCAGAAACCTGGCTGGACGACGTTACTGACAAGGATTTTGATGACCTGGGGAACATTTTAGATGCAGCCTTTACGCACTGGCTCGACCGGCATCCGGAGTATAAACCCGATTTTTACACGCTTACGGATATGGAAACGTTCAATAAAGGAGGTGATCCGATTGAATAAAGTACAGCTCATGGGCAACCTGGCCCGCGACCCGAAAGTCAGCGTGACCCGGACCGGCAAGACCATTGTCCGGATGACGGTGGCCTGTTCTGAAATATACAAAGGGAAGGACGGCCAGGCGAAAGAAATAACGTCGTTCGTGCCGGTGACATGCTGGCCGCCGTCGTCGGATCTGGCGCAGAACTTCTTGAAAGGCGACCGGGTTTTCGTCCTGGGGCGGTTCACAACGAACTCGTACGAAAAGGACGGCACTAAACACTATTACAGTGAAGTCACGGCGGACTACGTCGGGACCATACCGAAAGCCGCGAAAGCCGCCGCGCCGGGCGAATCCTTTGAAGACATGGGGAATGCTGCGGACGACGAAGAGATTCCGTTCTAGGAGTCGCCCATGGTTTATAACTTCACGATCGACGGCCGTCCGATGACAAAAAAGAACAGCATGACCAAGACCCGATACGGGCTCATCCAGTCCAAGCAGTACCGTGATTATGAAAAAATGGCCCTGTGTCAGCTGATGACTCAGAAACCACGCGGATTCCGCACGATTGCTTGCGCGGCCAGGATGAACGTCGAATACTACATGCCTAACCGCAAGGGCTGGCCTGACCTGTTCGGGCTGATCCAGGCGACGGCCGACATTTTAGAGAAAGCCGGCATCATAGAGGACGATGGCTATATTGCCGATGTGGCCTACAGCTGCATCGCAGGCGTCGACCCGGTATGGCCGCGCGCTGAAATCAAAGTCATCCCCATGCCGGACGACAAACTCAACGAGCTGCATCCCAAACTGAAGAAGTCAAAAAAATGATTGATGACAATAAGTGAATTGAAGGAGAAAAAGACAATGACAAAAGAAATGACGAAGTACGAACTCATCGATGAAATCGCAGAAAAGGCATGCTGCACGAAATTAGATGCTAGAAATATGCTTAATGCCTTCATCGATACGGTGACGGAACAGCTTGTCCAGGGCAATAAAATCAAGCTCATCGGCTTTGGCACCTTTGAAGTGCGTCAGCGTAAAGCCCACGAAGGCCGCAACCCGCGCACTAACGAACCGATTCAGATCGAGGCCTTTAAGACCCCGGCTTTCAAGGCGGGCAAGCAGCTCAAAGATTTGGTCAAGGGGGAATAAGAGGCCGTCATGGGCAGATGCTACTACTGCCACCGGAACCTGGCTGGGCGCCGCATCCACTATGTGGTGACACCGGCTGGGAACCTGGCCCCGGTCTGTGCCGATGACCGGGAATGTAAACCAAAAGGCATCCCATGCTACGGACATAAGCCCAGGCTTCGACGTTCACCACGGACGCGGGCGTTGAAGCGGAATCAAGGAGGAGAATGAAATGATCGATGACAAGATGGCCAAGATGGCCGTAAATACAATCAGGATGTATTGCCAACAATTTGAGAATTGCGGCACTTGTGCTATACACGAAAATTGCTGGATATCCTTAGATTCAAGGTGTGATAGATTACCTATTTCCCTGATTCGATGTTTTCCTAGGATGGATTCATATATGGATGTAGGTGGCTTCGTAAACAGCGATGTTTCAAGGACGCCGAAGTTCGACATCAGGCAGAAAGACAGTGCAGATTTTCGGAAGTACATCAATGAAATCTTTTTGCGGGAGGCGGAAAAATACGGCCTCCCGATGAACACGGCCAACTCGATAAAATGGTCCGCAAACGGGGAAATTAAGGTCACATTCTTCGACGATGACAACAAGAAGAACTACATGGGCTGGGCGAAGTGCCATCCCGACGACGCTTTCAATCCGGAAATCGGCATCAAGCTGGCCATCGAAAGAGCGTCGATGACTATGCCGTTTCATCCGCAAAATGGAGAACGTTATTATTACTTCACAGATGACGGGAGACTTTATGATGCAATCTATTGTAACGATATTGAAGATAAAGTTAATGACCTGATAGGCAATTGCTTTAAAAATAAAAAAACAGCTATGTATAACAAAGACATGGTTCATATTAGCATAATGGTAGTAATGGCCTGTTTAGATAGCCGTGGTTACAAAAATACTGGAAGCAGGAGTGTCGAATAACATGCAGTTAGTAAGCATAAGAAACAATATGAATATCAACCCTGAATACGTTGTTTGGGTCCGGATGGAACCATCTATAAAAGGCGAATATGTAGCTGCGATTCATCTTATGGATGGCAGTAAGGTAGAATGCCATGTAAGAGATAAAAGCGAATATGAAAATTTATTGAGTGCGCTGATAGCCAAATCAAGGAGATGGTGACCGATGCGATGGGTAGATGTAAATGAGCAGCTCCCGATTCCGCAGCGGCGTGTGTTGGTAGCGATGCACGCCGGCACGGAGTGGGAATTTAAAGCCGTTGGGGTGTTTTGCCAGGATCATTGGCTCGTAGACGGGGAAACCCGTCTCATCCCGATGAAAGAAGTACAGTATTGGGCGCCGATAGCCTCGACGCCGAAGCGATAGAGGTGACAGGATGACAAAACGAACGGTATGGCTGGGGCTCATCGTTTACGCCGTTGTATGCATGGCGGCTTTTGTGACGATGCTCGTCATGATCTTTAAATAGGGCGGTGAAGCTATGGAGAACTGGTATAAACCAGGGCCGGTACAGTCTCACCAGATGACGGATGAAGAGCGCAAGCACTACGCACCGAAAAGGAAGAAAGCCAGTGACACGCGCTCTGAGGCTGACATCGAGACTTACCAGGCCGACACGATATTCAAGATCCGGAAGCGGATGCATTACACCTGCAAGAAGATTCGCGGGAGGAGGCGGTAAGAAGATGCGGGACATTGTCAAATATTCGTTCTATGGGGCCTGCCTGACGTTTTGGGTGGTCCTCGCGATGACTTTATTATGTGCAAACCGATAGGAGGCTTATAACGGACATGGGGCGCAAAAACAGACGGCGGAGACGAAAACCGCCATTGATGCCCTGGAGCCGGGAGCCGGAACTAAATCATGGGACCCTCGTCCCGCACCGGAGCCGCTGCGCGTTCTGCGGGCGGCCCCTTCCTCGTTCCGGCTGGCATTGGTTCCGGGACGAATTCGGGCAAAGGGTCCGGAAGTGCAACGACGAACGAAACTGTATGAGGAGCCGGAAACAGGCCGCCGAGGAGTCTTTTAGGCGGGCCATTCGGCGCAATGCTTATCACACGGGCAGCTATTGGATGAAGGAGGACCGGGGAAATGGAAACGAATGATCGTATTGAGCAGGTCAAGGGCCTGCTGCACCGCTATCACCGGACGGCGGTATATATCAAGAACCTCAAAGAGGAGATCGCTGACAAGAAAGCTCAGATAGAAGCCATGCCGGCGCCCAAAGTGCCTGGCTATTCGCCAACACCGGGAGGCGGGGCGAATAATCTGAGTCCCGAGGAACGGGCCTATTTTGCCAACGAGAGGGCCTTAGAGCGCATCACAGAATTACAGTGCCGCATCAACGAACTGGAGCCGATTCTGCTGCGTGTCGACCGGACACTCGACGCCCTGACCGTTACCGACCGTAATATCATCGTGAGCCGCTGCATCAATCACTACCCCTGGAACATGACGGCCCGGACGGCCCACTGCTCCCCGAGTTACTGCCGCCGGCGCATCGACCACATCCTCAGCCTGATGGCGGACATGATGCTGGGGCCTGGCGACATCCCCATCCCCATGGAGTTATTCACGCAGGATGCACAATAATTGTGGATAACTGAAAAGCTGTAGCACATTCGTGGCACTTTTGTAGCACATTCGTAGCACCACATGACAAGCTTTGCGTGCTATAATGACAGTATCGGGGACGGGGACCAGATGCCGCCGTTCGGTCATTGCGCGGTATCGGTCCCGTCTCTACAATGTGCGCTTTGTTCTTAGTGATAGGCAATCTAACAGCGCACAACATGGACGTGGCCGGGTATACAATAGTAGTGTGTGTCTGTCGCGCTGAACAGGCATACCCCCGGAATCGTCCGACCTGGGATAGTTGGTTGTTGGGTATGTCCGCCATGGGGCCTCCAGGCATCGAGGGTTCGAGTCCTTCCTATCCCCCAATATGAATAGAGAGAGTCGTCTGTTGTGACGGCTCTTTTTTTATACAAGAAAAAGTATACAACAAGTATATAATTAAACGGCTTATTTTAGCCTGAAAGGGGGTGATTCTATGGCAACAACCACATCGGATATTCAGAAGCGCATCAACCGGACAACGGGCGTCAACCGCCGTAAAGTGAACACGACGTCGCGCCGCCGGGCAATCCGTAACACCTATCGTAGAAAATCGAACGGCGGACAGGGAGGCTAAGCAGTATGTTTGAGGTTGCACGAACGGCGAGTAAATTGACAAATAAAGTATTGGTAGGGTTATCCGGCGGGAAAGACAGCGTCGCCACGCTCGACGTCTGTGCCCGCTTCTTTCCGGTCGTGCAGCCTTATTTCATGTATATCGTGAAGGGGCTGGAGTTCCAGGAGCGGACCTTGAGATATTACGAAAAGCGGTACGGCGTTCCTATCATCCGCATCCCTCACTTCATGCTGAGTGACTTCATGCGTGATGGCTCGTTCCGCATGCCAGATTATACCGTCCCCAAGATAAAGACCAAGGACATTTACGCATACTTGAGGAACCGCACGGGGATCTATTGGATTGCCGGCGGCGAACGCATGGCCGACAGCATCGTCCGCAATGCGATGATGAAGCGAAGCGGCGCCATAGACCGCAAGCGTGGGCGTATCTACCCATTGGCTTACTGGAATAAGGCGCAGGTACTCAGCTATGTGAAAATGCGCCATTTGCCACTATCCCTGGAGAACCGGGTACTCGGCTTTTCCTTCCGGGGCCTGCAAGGCAGGGAACTGTATAAAATCAAGCAGGCGTTCCCCTCGGATTATGAAAAAATCCGCCGTGTCTTCCCTTTGATAGAAGCGGCGGTCGTGAGGTATGAGCATTATGGCAAATAAGAAACAAATGGAAGCATATGAAATCAAGAAAATAAAGCGCAGCCAAATCAAACTGGCGGCCTACAATCCGCGGACGATTACCGACGAAGCCCGGAAGCGGCTCAAGAAAGGGCTGAAAAAGTTCGGTCTGGTGCAGCCGCTCGTCTGGAATGAAACGACGGGCGTCCTGGTTAGCGGCCATCAACGGCTGTCTATCCTGGATGAAACGTATAAATATCCGGATAACGATTATACCCTGACCGTGTCGGTCGTTCATCTTTCAGAAAAAGACGAAAAGATCTTGAACGTTCAGCTGAACAACCAGTCGATGATGGGTGAATTCGACTATGACGCCCTGCGTGACATGCAGTTCGAGGCGCCCGACCTGGACCAGCTCGGCTTTTCTGACAGCGACCTGGATATCGTATTCGGGGAAAACGGCGGGGAAATCGGGAAATTGGTAGCCGACAGTGAGGAAGCGGAAGAGACGAAAGACACGCTCGACGAAATCAAAGACGAACGTAAGCAGATGAATAAACAAAAAGACGCCGAAAACTCAGCGTCTTTTTATTTTACGGTCATCTGCGAGGACGAATCCCAGCGAACGGCCCTCATGAAGAAAATGGGCGTACCCATTTATGAGGAATTCATCACGGCGGACAAGCTAGAAAAGCTCTAGTCAAGCGTCACGATGCCTCTTTCCTCCCATAGCTGATAGAGAATGTCTTCCGTGCAGGGCACATCGCAGACGATGGGCTCGATGAGATGGTCATCCACCTCGAACAGATGCAATTTTCCCTTGACTTTGAAGGGCACGATGGGGCGCAGGTTGCGCAGATGCCAGCTGTAACCTTTCTGCCCTTTGTCGATGCCATAGAGCTCGACGATACAAAGGGCGTAGCCCCGGGGAAACAGCGGGCCGTCGTTGTACTGGCTGCTACAAATCAGCAGATCGCCCCGGTAGGGCGTCTGCCAGGATCTAAATTCCTCGGTCTTGTCGCCACAGGCAATGTCGACGGCGTAAAAAGGGTGCAGCGACAACGCTTTCATAGCTGGCCCCCTTTCTTGGCAGCGTTGACCTCGGCGTAGATAAAACGCTTTATTTCGCCGGAGACCGTGGCGCCTTTTAATTTACAAAGATCCGCGAACGCCTCTTTGACGCTCTTGTCTATTTTTAGATTGATCAGAACTTTTTCGGCCATAGTATCACCTCGCTATGAAATTTGTACACACTATTATTATATCATAATTAAAGAAAAAGTAAAGAAAAATAATACATAGTAAGGAGGGGCTGCCATGGCTGACAAGGCTTGGAACCGGCTTCCCGGCGAGACCGATAAAGCGTACCAGGCGTTCAAGGTATTCTTGGAACTGGAAGACCGAACAATGGCGAATGTGGCGCGCAAAACGGGAAAGAAAACCATCGCCGCCATCAAGATCTGGAAAAAGAAATACAACTGGATAGAGCGGTCCGAAGCCTATGATTCATACCAATTCAACTTGGAAATGGAAGAACTGGCCAGGGAACGTCTCAAGGTGGTGCAGCGCCATTTGCAGATTACTAAATTTGCAGAGGGCCGCATCCTGAAAGTCTTGCAGAAGAAAGACATCAGCGATGAAGAGTACGACACGCTCATGAATTACCTGTTACAGCTCATGAAATACGAACGGCTTTGCGTAGGCGCCCCGACGGAATCGACCAATGTCGAGATGCACCACGACGGAGCCGTTTCGGCCACGGCGGTGCAGGTCTATTTGCCCGATAACGGGCGGGATGGTGACAAGAAATGATTATCAAACCACAGCCAGGGCCGCAGGAAACCTTTCTTTCCTGCCCCGCAGACATTGCGATATATGGCGGCGCCGCCGGCGGTGGCAAAACGTACGCGTTATTGATGGAATGTTTGCGCCATGTGGACAATCCCAATTTCGGGGCCGTCATCTTCCGTAAACAGGCGACACAGATCACCACCGAAGGCGGGCTATACGATACGGCTTTAGCTATTTACTATCCTTTGGGAGCGGTATTCAAGAAAGTGCCGGCACTCATGTGCACTTTTCCCAGCGGGGCGAAAATCTCGTTCCGCCATCTGCAATACGAAAAGGACGTTCTCGGCTGGCAGGGGTCGCAGATACCGCTTATCGCCTTTGATGAGCTGACCCATTTCAGCGAGAGCCAGTTTTTTTACATGCTGTCCCGTAACCGGACGACGTGCGGGGTACGGCCCTACATTCGGGCGACGTGCAACCCGGACGCCGACTCCTGGGTCGCTGACTTCATTTCCTGGTGGATTGACCCGGATACGGGCTACCCCATACAGGAACGGTCTGGCAAGATTCGTTATTTCGTCCGCATCAGCGGGGAAATCATCTGGAGCGACGACCGCAAGGCCCTGGAAGACAAATACGGGAAAGACGCGGTAAAGAGCGTATCGTTCATCGCCTCATCCATCAAAGACAACAGGGTACTGCTGAAGGCGAACCCGGAATACCTGGCCAGCCTCAACGCCCTGCCGGAAGTCGAAAAGGAACGGCTGTTATACGGCAACTGGAAGATACGGCCATCCGGCGGCATGTATTTCAAGCGGGAACAGACGAAGATCGTCAAGACGATTCCCGATAAAATCGTCGCCATTGCCCGCGCCTGGGACTTGGCGGCAACGGAAATCACGCCGAACAGCAAGGACCCGGACCGCACGGTCGGCGCCTTGTGTGCCCGACTGCGAAGCGGCCAGTATATTTTCCTCGATGTCGTACGTAAAGCCTTCATCTCGTCCGATGTCCGGAAACTGGTGAAGAACACGGCCAAACTCGACCGGAGCATGTACGGCTGCAATAAGATCCTGATTCCCCAGGACCCGGGGCAAGCAGGCAAAGACCAGGCCCTCAGCTACATCCGGGAGCTGGCCGGGTATGGCATCGAGTGCCACACGGTCAGCGGCGACAAGGAAACCCGTGCCGAACCGCTGGCCTCGCAATGGCAGAACGGCAACGTCCTGCTGCTCGAAGGCGACTGGAACGACAAGTTTCTCGATGAACTCGAAGGCTTTCCCCTGGCCCAGCATGACGACCAGGTGGATGCGGCCGATGACGCCTTTAATGCCGTGGCCAAAGCCAACGACTGGAAAGCGCTGATTTCATAAGGAGCATCAAAACTATGACTGACATTCGAAGCGACGGGTTCTTTAACGCCTTCCTGGGATATGGGACCAGGCGGCGGGACCCGTTCACACATACCTATTTTCATAGTGGACAGATGGAGAACATAGCGGCCCGATGGCATGAATATGAAGAACTGTTCACGTATAACGGCATTGCCCAGAAAATTATCAAGATTCCGGCCAATGACGCCGTTCGGGCCGGCTTTACGCTGAGCGACGGAGACAGTGAGCTGGAACAGAATAAGGCCGTACAATCCATCTTGGAAGATCTGAATTTCCAGAGCGTCTTTTCCAAAGCCCTATGCTGGGACCGCCTGTATGGTGGGGGCGTCGTGCTCATGCTGATTGATGACGGCGGGGAATTGCAAGATCCACTGAATGAAAGCGCCATCAAGGGCATCCGTAAACTGGTCGTCTATGACGCCCAGGACGTCACGCCGGAATATGATTACCAAGACCCGAACCATCCTTTATACGGGGAACCGGAAACCTACACCATCGTAGGCTATAACGGTGGGTCTTTCTTGGTACATGAAAGCCGCCTGCTCATCTTTGACGGGTCACTCATCAGCAACCGGGAACGGCGCCAGCGCAACGGCTGGGGCGGTTCCATCATGGAGCAGGTGCGCGATAATCTGATGCGGTTCGTATCGTCCCAGGAATTTTCCCTGATGGCCATGGAACGCATGAGCCAGTCGGTATTGAAGTTGTCCGGAATGGGCAACGTACTGAGCACCGACGAAGGAGAGAAAATCATCCAAAAAAGGTTACAGCTCATCGACATGGCCCGGGGCATGATGAACACCATCGCCCTCGACACGGAAGACGAATATAACATCGAGACCATCACGATGAGCGGCCTTTGTGAAATGGTGGATAAATTCGAGACGGCTCTGTCGGCGGCGGCCGATATCCCTATCACGGTCCTTATGGGTCAAAGCCCAGGCGGGCTGGATGCCACCGGGGACAGCGACCTGGAGAACTATTACAACATGGTCGACCGCATCCGCCAGCGCACGTTAAAGCCGAAAATCAACCGACTGCTGCATCTTCTCAGCTTGGCCCATGATGTGCCGCTGAACCTGCCCGATGAATATACTATCGAATTTGGGAAATTGTGGAGCCCGTCGGCGAAAGAAGAGGCCGATACGAAGATGGCCGAAGCCGAAGCCCGGGCCCGCGATGCGGCCACAGCGGCGCAGTATGTATCTATTGGGGCCCTCGATACCCAGGAGGTACGGGACAAGCTCGATGAAGGGGACTTCTACAAGTTGGACCGGAGCCTCGACAAGGTCATCGAAGAAGCCCACAGCACACCACCCAAGGGGGAATCCATGAATGACAAAGGAAATCGTTCCGAAGCGTAAAATCAGATACCCCATGGGGTTGGAACGGGATTATGCCAAACTGCTTACGGCCTATGTAGCTCGTAAGATGAAAGTGGTGGCGGCCTTCATCCCGGAGATGAAAACGGCCCTGCAATCGTCCAACACGACAGGGCACATTAACTTAGTCATCGACCAGATAGGCCAGGCCATGGAAAACGCTGACGTCCTGACAGGAACCATGCAGAAAATGGCCCGCCTGGTAGAAACTCATACGGAGAAAGAGACAGACGCCGAATTCCGGAGCGTGTTTTCCCTTTCGGCGCCGCTTCTCCCGGGGCCGCTAAAGAGCCAGCCCGTCACAGATGTAGAGCGGCAGGATGCGGCCGCCCCGGACCTGGAGGAACTCAAGCGGGCCTGGGTAGACCAGAACCTCGACCTCATACGGAGCATCGACGGAGAGACGCTGGCACGCATCAAGCAACGGTTAAACGACGCTATCATCTATAACAGCAATGCGGCCGCGCTCACTAAGTTCCTGGCCGAGGCCATTCAGGACATCGCCCACAATGAGACGAACCGGGCCGTACTGATTGCGACCGACCAGATAGGTAAATTGCATGGACGCATGAGCCAGTACCGGCAGGAACAGGCCGGCATTACTCACTACATCTGGGAGACGGCCCACGATTCCCGGGTACGGCCATGGCACCGAACGAGGCAGGGGAAGAAATTCGCCTGGAGCGCCCCGCCGCCTGATGGGCATCCGGGGATACCGATACGGTGCCGTTGTGTGGCCCTCCCGGTCATCGACGTCGATACCATCCCCATCCGGACCAAGGCGGGTACCTTCATTTCGCTGACAGCGAAAAAACTTACTTCAGCGCCGCCACAAGGCGAGGAAGAAGAAAATGCGAACAGCTTATACCCCAAGACGCTGGGCGGGGCTTCACGGGGCGAAGAGATGACACACGCCGAAGCGGACAGCGGGAACGTCAATCCGCGGGTGAACTTCAGCGAGGCATACCGGAACAACTGCCAGACCTGTGTCGTTGACTACGAGGCCCGGCGCCGTGGCTATGACGTCATTGCCAAAGGGTTCGAGGCCGGCGGCACGACGGAACGGGTGTCCCGCAAGACCAACCTGGCCTGGCTGGACCCGGAAACCGGGGAAGCCCCGGCCTATATCCTTGACAAGACCGTACATACGCCGAAACAGCTGGCTTCCTGGCTGCACCGCATACTGGACCCGAAAGGCCGCTATACCATCGAATTCGCCTGGAAAGGCCGTGGCAGCATTGGCCATATCGTTTGTATCTCCCAGGATAAAGCGGGCAACCTGGTCATGTATGATCCCCAGCTCGACCGGACTTATACCGGCGACAAGGAAATACAACGCTATTTCAAGCGGGTACGCTTCAAACGGACCTTCTACGGCATTACGGTTTATACGCCGCCCCGGCTCCTGCGGGTCGATGACAAGGCGTTCAACGTGAAGATCGTCAACGACGTTCTGGAAAAGAGGGAAAAATGACCGATACGAACGACATGGCCAACGAATTCGCCGTCTATCACGGATACGATGGGGCGGAACACCTCTGCTCCTGGAAAGGATACGAGGTATATGAACCGATAGCCAAGAAAGAGCGTATCACCGGCCTGCCTTACAAGATTCTGATACGGCAGGACGATATAAGGTTCTCTACCGTCAATGAGACCTTTGACATCATGGACGACTGTGACGCGTACCTGGAAAGGGGGTGAGAAACATGATTCGATATGACAGGGTAGCGATTCATGCGACGAAGACTGACGAGGGGTTCATCCGTGATAAACCTATCGTCGGCCGTACGGGCATCTTAGAGTACCGGAATCCGGACGGAAGTACCCGGCGGGAATACCGGCCGCCGGAAGAAGCCTTTAATGCGGATTCCTTGAACTCGCTACAGGGGAAACCTATCACGATGGGCCACCAGGGCATGGTGACGAGTGACAACAGCAATATCATTCAGCCCATCGGGACAGTCCTTTCCCCGGGCAGACAGGATAACAACAACATCGTGGCCGATGTTGTCATTTATCAGCTGCCGACCGAGGCCCGCGAACTTTCCTGCGGGTACAATCTCGACTTAGAGGAAACCCCGGGCGTGACGCCGGATGGACAGCCTTATGACGCCATTCAGCGGCACATCCGCTATAACCATGTGGCCGTGGTTCCCAAAGGCCGGGCCGGTATTGCCCGGCTGAACATGGACGGGGACCAGGAAATGGATTTTGAGGAGCACCAAGATACGACAGGAGGAACGAAGACAATGAAAAAAGTAAGACTCGACAATGGTATCGAATACGATGCGGCGCCGGAAGTAGCCGTATACGTTGACCAGCTGCGTGAAGACCATAAGAAACAGAAAGCTGAAATGGATACCTTGCAAGCCAAGTACGACGCCGCTGTTTCGGATTTGAAAAAAGCAAAGGAAGACGCCAAGCAGGCCGAAGAAAAAGCGAAAGCCGCTTTTGACCAGGCTGTCAGCGACCGCGTCGCCGTATTGAAGCGGGCCGACGCATTCGGCATCAAAGACGCCGAAAAGATGACCGTCCAGGACATCAAGAAAGCCGTCATCAAGAAGGTACACGGCGACGATTTCGACCTGGAAAATAAGAGCGACGAATACATCAACGCGGCTTATGACCTCGTGAAAGACACGAAGCAGGAAGCCAACGCCGACAAGGCGGACGGCATCGCCAGCCAGGTCAAGACCATCAACCAGCCGAAAGAAAAGAAAAACGACGACGAAGATCTGACCGTGGCCGAGGCTATGGAACAGCTGCGCAAAGACGAAGCAGACGCATGGATGAAGGAGGTTAAATAATTATGGCACAGAACAAACTTTTTACATGGTACGGCAACGAAGACCGCCCCGGTATCGCCGGGATGAAAGCCGATACGACGGTCGACGTCGTAGACAGCTATGCTGCTGAATCGTCCGTCATGCCGGGCGACGCCGTGCTCCGTGGCACCGAAGAAGGTACGGTCAAATCCGTGACGGCTGCCACCGACGGCCCGAAGGTCATCGGTATCGCCTTGCATAAACATTACGACCCGGAAATCGGCTGCTATCCGGCCGGTACCGCTGTCGACGTCATGACCAGCGGCGACGTATACGTTACCGCCGGCGGCGACGTACAGCCGGGTGATAAAGCTGATATTGCCATTGACGATGGTACGGTTGTCTTTACGAAATCGGGCGGTACGAATACCCTGCCGGGCATTACGTTCCTCAATTCCGGGGCTAAAGGCGACGTCGTCCGCATCCGCATCCGCTTATAAATAGGAGGTATGAACAACATGACCATGACCCATTACGATGAAAAAGAAGCCAGATATTTGCAGAATGTGGCCAATATGGACGAAGCTACGAGCGTATTCCTGGCCCGCCAGCTGACCCATATCCGCGCCCAGACGTTAAGAGTAAAGAAGGCCCCCATGAACGCCTTCCAGGTATTCCCGGTACAGACGGACATTCCGGCCGGGGCTGAAAGCGCCGTCCAATACATCTATGACGCTGTCGGCATGGCTGAAATCATCAGCAACTACGCCGACGCCCTGCCTCGTGTTGACGTTGTCGCCAAGGAACAAGCTGTCAAGGTCTTCTCTATCGGCGACGCATACGGGTATAACTACCGTGAAGTCAAAAACGCCCAGTTCGCAGGCATCCCCTTGAGCGCCCTCCGTGCCCAGCAGGCCCGCCGTGGCATCGACCTCAAGCTGAACAAAATCGCCTGGAACGGGGATAAGGCCCACCATATCACGGGCTTCCTCGATAACGAAAACATTTCGACGATTTCCCTGCCGGCTGACGGCACGGACTCCAAGACGGCCTTCACTACGAAGACCTATGACAAGATGATCCGCGACATGAACGACATCATCGACGCCATCCCGACCGCCACGAATGAAGTAGAACAGGCCAATACGGTGTTGATGGCCCCGGCCGTTTATCGGGCCTTGGCGGAAACCCGCATCGATGACGCCCAGGGTACGACGGTACTCCGCTTCTTGCAGAGCCTGCACCCGGAAATTACCCGCTGGATGAAGGTCGGCGAACTCAAAGGCGCCGGCACCGACGACTCGGATATGGTCGTCGCTGGTTATTTCGACCCGATGTACATCCGCTTGGAAATCCCGACCCGCTTCGACCAGCAGCCCGTGCAGTACCGCAACCTCGAATACGTCATCGATTGCGTGGCCGAAGCGGCCGGCGTTACGGTCACCATGCCGATGGCCTTTGTCAAAGCCCAGGGCTGTTAGTAGAAAGGAGAGGTCCCAATGATTCTGTTAAATAAAACGAGCCATGCCGTCCTGTTCGGCGGCACGCTGCTGATTCCACTGAAACCGACGACGATCGACGGGAAATTGTCCGACGTCAAGAAAATGTATCCCGGTATTGCCGCCATGCTGAATAGTGGCGACATCGAAACGTTGACCAAAGCCGCCGCCGCAGAAGCTGAAAAAGATCTGGCTGCTAAGACCATCGAGGAACTCCAGGCCTACGCGAAGGAACAGGGCATCGACCTGGGAAATGCCTCGACCAAAGAGGACATTATGGCAGCCATTGAGGCCGCGAAATGAGTGCTGTAAGTGATGCGGACCTGCTGAACACGGTCTACACGGTAGCCCCTGAATTCACCACGATGAACGACAGCGACGTCCTGCAGGTCATGGACCTGGCCAAGCTGTTCGTGAGTGAGAAAAAGTTCGGGAAATTCTACTCCGTGGCCCTGGCTGATTATACGGCGCATCTGCTGACGCTTCAGGCCGAAACGGCCAACAGCGGCGGCATGAGTGCGACGCTGACGTCCGGCGGCATCGTCAGCGAAAGCGAAGGCGACCTTTCCCGCTCCTACGGGGCGGCCAATACGGGCGGATCTGGCAACGACCTGCTCAATAAGACCGTATACGGGAAAGCCTACCTGCAATTATTGAAACTGGTCATTGTGCCGGTCCGTACACGAATGGGGTGAGACTATGAGCGTCATCGACAAAGATATGGGGTATCAGACCATCATCACCAACCTGAGCCGTCTGGAAGGGACGGTCAAAGTCGGCATCATGGCCGATGCAGGCAGCGAGAAAGACGGGGGCAGCCTCGTCGAAGTCGCCACCTATAACGAATTTGGCACGCAGCACATTCCGGCCCGTCCCTTTGTCCGCCAGACGACGGACAACAACCGATGGGCCTGGGGGAGCATGGCGGCCCGGCTTGAGGACCGGGTGGCCCACGGGATGGACCCGCATCAGGCGCTGGAGGTTCTCGGCAACAAGGCCGAAGGCGACATGAAAGCGACCATTGGCCGTGGCCATTTCGTTCCCAATGCGCCGAACACCATCAAACAGAAAGGTTCGTCCCAGCCGCTGATTGATACCGGCCGTATGCGTAACAGCGTAAGCCATAAAGTGGAGGACTGATAGTATGGGATTCAGAAGGCCCGTCACCATCGAGCGCACCAGCCTGGGCACTATCGACGATAACGGCCGATACCAGAAAGGTATGACGACCACATTGACCATTCAAGCCAGTGTGCAGCCGTTGAGTATCCGCGAACAATCGACAATAGTTGGCCCAGACGGCGCCCGTAACGTGTCGTACGTCAAAATCTATACGGATACCCCGCTTATCCCACAAAGTGCGGCCAGCGGGCAGGGAGAGGCTACCAAGGCCGACGTCGTGCGGCATCTGGGGCGCCGCTTCCTGGTTACGCAGTGCGACGCCTATCAGAATGGCGTCATCAGTCATTACCGGGCTTATGCCAAGGAGGTGCTGACCGATGACGACACGTGACAAAATGGATTTCCTGCATGGCATTATTGCCGAGTTGCTGGGACTTCCCGGCAAACAGGTCGTCTGGGTCAACCAGAACATGCCCCGCATCAAGCGCCCCTTTGCGACGCTCCAGTTCTACGGCGTCCATGGGGAAGCCAGCGAGGAACTGCGCCCGACGGGGCCGGGGACATACGACGTCCGGGTCCCGACATCGGCGACGCTGGCCGTGCAGTATTTCGGACCGGCTGCCCTGGAACACCTGGAGACGCTGGCCCGTGGGTTTGAGCGCCCGACGATTGCCGACCGCTGCTTTGCGGCGGCTGTCGTCGTGTATGACACGAACAACATCACCGACCTGTCGGCGCTCTTAGAGTCGCAGACCTGGGATGAACGGGCGAATATCGACCTGTATATCCGCTATAACCACGACGCCGACGACGAACCGGGCTACATCGAATCGGTCGTCATTGAAAGCCAGCTCCCTAAGAGCCAGCCAGATACGACGACTATCCCGTCTGATCCGGACAGCTCCGGGAGCGGAGACACGGGAACCGATACCGGGAATACCGGTTCTGGCGGCACGACAGAGCCGGACACGAATGATTATTACATCGATACCGTCAAAGTAGACGGAACCACGAATTAAGGAGGACTGTTAAATGGCGAACATTGACCGCATTGTAAACGTCCAGATCGCCTTGAATACGACCGGCATCAGCAAGCTCGGCTTCAGCACGGTCATGGTCATCGGGAAACATACGCACGGCACGAGCCGCGTATTGACCTATACCGATACCGACCAGCTTGTCGATGACGGGTTCCAGACGACGGACGCCATCTATAAAGCCGTTTCGGCCTGCTTCTCGCAGATTCCCAGCCCGACGCAGGTCAAGGTCGGCAAGTGGAACGGCGAGGAAGACCTGGCCACGGCCTTGGCGGCTATCCGTTCGGAAGACGATGACTTTTATGGCATCGTCCTGGCTGACCGGACAGAGGCCAACGTATTGGCTATGGCCGAATGGACCGAAACGCATATGAAGCTGTTCATGACGGCTACCGGAGACGACAAGGCGAAAGACGCCTCGTCTACGACGGACATCATGGCACAGCTCCAGAGCAAGAACTATTACCGCACGGCTGTCTGGTATCATGCCAACGCTACGGACGAATATCCGGAAGCGGCTGTCATGTCCCGCTGCTTTGCTATCGACCCGGGCGGTGAAACCTGGGCGAATAAGAAACTGGCGGCGATTACGGCCGACAATCTCACGGAAACCGAATACAACGCCATCACAAAGAAGAACGGGAACACATTCGAGAAATTCCGCAACGTATCCATTACCCAGAACGGGAAGGTGGCCGCCGGCGAATGGATCGATGTCATCCGCTTCCGCGACTGGCTCCAGGAAGAAATCCGTACCAACGAATTCTATCTGCTCATCAACTCGGATAAAGTACCCTATACCGACGTAGGTATCGCCATGGTGGAAACGGTACTGCGCAAGGCCCTGGAAGACGGGCAGGCCGCCGGCGGCATCGCCCCGACGGAATACGATGAAGACGGGAACAAGAACCTGGGCTATACCATCGACGTGCCGCTGTCGTCGAGCATCACGGCCAACCAGAAGGCCAGCCGTGTCCTGAAAGACGTGAAGTTCACGGCCCGCCTGGCCGGCGCTATCCACGCCGTCAAGATCAACGGTTCCTTTACCTACGATAATCTGTTGGAAAGCGCATAGGAGGTGGATTAACGAATGTCTGACGTATTGACGTATGACCCTAAGAAAAACATTATCATCTACGGCGGCCGACAGCTCACGGGCTTTGCCGAGGATGACATGATTACTATCAATCCCCTGGGCGATGGCATGCAGATCTACAGCGGTGCCGACGGCGAAGTCGGGCGAAGCGTCGACCCGAACCGCACGTTCGAGGTTAAGGTCAGCCTGGCTACATCCTCGAAGAGCAACGACTATTTGAGCGAATGTTACAACAAGGATAGAAGAACGGGCAGCTATATGCTCCCGTTGACCATCAAGGACCTCAGCGGCTCGACGCTGTTCTTTGCTAAACAGGCCTGGGTACAGAACTTCCCTGAATCGAAACGGGGCCGTAAAATCGACAACCAGGATTGGACGTTCAATACCGGCCAGGTAAACGACCCGGTTATCGGCGGCAACGATTAACGAGGAGGCTAAAGCATGAGTATCATTTATCAGGGCGGCGAAACGAAGAAGTGGGACCAGGGCCAGTATACCTTTGCTATCCGGCAGTTCCCGCCGTTCCACGCCATGAAGGTATTGGGCGAGCTCCAGAAGGTGCTTGCCCCGGCCCTGGGTGGCGCTATTGGCGGCATCAAGCCGGAAACGCTGGACCAGGACACGAACAACGTCATCTTTATCGGCAACACCGTGGCCGACGCCTTGAACGGGCTGGCCCGCAGCATGGACGGCGACACGCTGGAAAAGGTATCTGCCATGTTATTGGACCCGGATTATGTCAGCGTCGCACCGCTTCACACGAAAGACTTCCAGCAGCTCGATGAAAGCGCCGTCAATGAGGTCTATAGCGGCCGTATTTTCGACATGATCGTATTGATGGTCCAGGTATTCAAAATCAACTATCTGGATTTTTCCAAGCTCTCGAGCGTCCCGACTGGAGTCCTCGGAACGTTGCGAGGGCTGAAGCAGTCATTCCAGGCGAATGTTCCGAAGAGTTCACGAAAATGACCTTCATCTACCGCGTATTGGATGCGGGCATGGTCACTATGACGGAGCTGAAAAGCGGTATGGTGACCCTGGCCGACCTCGTCGGAATGACGCATTACCTCGACATGAAGAGTGATATCGAGTACGCAAACTTGAAGAAGTATGACAAGCCGGAAGGAGGTGGGCGCCATGGTCGTCCGTGAACTGATTACCAAAATATCGTTTGCCGTCAATCGAGGCGGCCTGAATGCGGCCAATAACGGCATTTCCCGCCTCAAGCGGAGCCTGGGCGGCATCGGTGGGGCCAGTTCCATGGCCAGCCGCATGTTCGGCAACAGCGCGGCGAACATGGCCGCTTCTGCTACCAAGGCTGAAATGGGCATTTCCCGTATCAAGTCATCCGTCAACAGCCTCATGGGGTCCCTGGGACCGCTGGCCGGAGCGATGGCCGCTGCCTTCTCCATCAGTGCCATCAAGAACACGGCCGATGAAATGATGAGCCTGGACGGGCGTCTCCGTTCCGTCACGTCGAGCGAAGAAGAACGGCGCGGCGTAGAAACGCAGCTGTATGAGTTATCCCAGAATAACCGCAGTTCCCTGGCTGAAATGGGCGACCTCTATTTCAGTACGGCCCGGGCCTGCAAGCAGATGGGGCGGTCGCAGGAGGACGCCATGCGGACCACGGATATTGTATCTAAGGCCCTTACGTTAGGCGGCGCCACGACGGAACAGGCGAAAGCCTCTATCTTGCAGTTAGGCCAGGCCTTGGGGTCCGGCGTCCTGCAAGGCGACGAACTCCACTCCCTCGATGAAAATGCCAGCCTGCTCATGCAGCACATGGCCGAATCTATCGGCGTGCCCCAAGCGGCCCTGAAACAGATGGGCAAGGATGGGGTATTAACGTCTGATATGGTCATCGACGCCATCCTGGCCAGCGGGGCGGCCATTGATTCCGAATTCAATGGCATCCCGCTGACTATTGGCCAAGCCCTGACTCAGGCCAGCAACTCGTGGAAAATATTCATTCTGCGCATCGAACAGGGGACAGGGGTATTTTCCGACATCGCTACCAGCCTGAGCCAGGTATTTAAAGAAATTTCCCAGGGGATGAACGACATCGTCACTATTATGTCGGGCCCGGGAGATACGGCCGACTCGATGGCAGCCTTTGAAAAGGCGAAGGAAGCCCATCCATACATCGTAGCTATTGGCGACGCCTTGAAGACCGTCTACAATCTGCTCAACCAGATTGGCGAGGCTACGGGCATCGACAACCTCATCACAAAAACAATTCTGATTGCAGGGGCCGTCGGCGTCCTGGCCGGGGTATTTTCCGCTGTCGGGACTGTTGTCGGTGCCGTGGCTGGCGTCATCTCCGGCGTATTCGGAGCCATCTCCGGGGTCATCGGATTCATTGCCGCGGCGGGCTGGCCTGTCGTGGCGGTTATCGCCGCTATTGCGGCCGCCATCTATTTCATAAAAGAACGTTGGGATGTCGTTATGGCATCATTTGCCCCTGGTCTTGAGATGATGAAACAGGGTCTTGCCTTCCTGGCCGACGCCTGGGAACGGATACAGCCATTTATAGAGGCACTGATTCCTCCTATCAAGGTATTGGCTAATGGGATAGGGGTTACCATTGTTACCGCACTAGGGATGTTTTTTAGCACGGCTGCATATGTTTTTCGTGGAGTCGCCGCATTTATTGACATGGTAGCCTCTGGCTTACAAGAATTAGCTAAATTTATAAACTGGTGTAGTGAGGGATTGGACAGCCTTATTAATAAGGCCAAAGATTTTTTAGGCATGGGTAGTTCCATTAGCGCCGAAGGGTCGGCCCTGGAACGGTTTGCTAACCAGGTTATCCCGACTGGGAACAGCTATTCAAATACGAACAATTATAAATTCACGAACACCTCCGTTGAAGATGGAATTAGGATTATAAACGGTACGAACTTTTCGCCGTATGGATAAGAGGTGAGATATCATGGCATTTATGAGCGGTAGTAATATCAGCAGTATCGGCACCAGCCTGGCCGGTGGATTGGTCGGCGGTTCGGGCTTCATGCCGCGACGCAGTACGGGCGTTATCCCGGAGCCGACACAACCGGCCCAGATTGGTGACATGCTCGAGTGTGACGTTATCCTGTCACGGGTTACGACGTTCGAGTCGGAAGTCACGCAGTTCCCCGTAGAGGATGGCTTTTCCATCTCAGACCATTGTATCCGCAAGCCGATGAAGCTGACTCTTGAGGTATTGTTCACGCCGACACCGGTCACTTGGTTCATGGCTGTATTAGGCGGTTCCCGCCACAGCTTGAACCGGGTCATGGATGCCATTATGGACATCTGGAAGAAAGGCGAGCCGGTCACCATCAAACTCGTCGACGGCATCTATACGGACATGGTCATGACCAGCGCCCCCATGCCGAGGCGCTCCGAAGATGGGTACTGTTATAAGGCAACGCTGGAATTCCAACATGTGCGTCGGGTCACGCAGCGGACGGAAGACATCCCGGAAGACGGCTGTAATGCCGATGCCCAGGGAAAAGCCGGCCAGACCGGGAAAGACGGCGGTATGGCTGCCACTGAGGAAATCGGTACGGGCCTCCAGACCATCGACCCCAGTACCGTCGGAAATGCGTCCTCTGACGAAGATATTTGGACCCAGATCGCCACAGGCAGCGTTGACCTCAGCCAGTTCGGGGCCATCGGCGCCGGGCTGGAACATACGGCGGCCATGGCTACGGTATCCATTGCCCAGTCCATGGGCGGAATGGGGGCGGTGCTCTGGTGATTACGATTAGTACCTTAGATGCCAACTCGTTCGTCGAGTCGGTCATCCTGGACTCGATTCTGTACCGGATCCGGCTGAATTGGAACGATGCCGGCCAGTATTGGACGCTCGATGTCTGCAATAATGACAACTCTGAGCTGGTCCGCGGTATCGTCGTCGTTCCAAATTTCCCATTGCTCCATGCGTACCGGCGCATCAAGGGCCTGCCTCCGGGCGAGCTGTTGGCCGTCGTGTCCAGCACGAGCATTTCGGACATTGGCCGCAAGGATTTCATCAGTGGCAAAGCTCGTCTGATCTACATGCCGAAGGAGGAATTAACGAATGTTGTGGAATCGGCAGTATAGGGTCAAGTTCCCAGGGATAGGCCTGGAATTTGCCAATACGCTCCGCATCTCTTTCGACATCACGAAAGACCTGTCGAAGAATACGAACAAAGGAAAATTGACCCTTTGGAACCTGAGCGATGAGACCCGGCATAAAATCAACGTGCCCGATACCAAGGTCGAGCTCTATGCCGGGTATAAGGACAACGGTGGCGCTGTCCGGCTCTTTGTCGGGTCGGTCATCAGTGCCCAGACGAAAGATGACGGGAAGGACGTCACGACGGAACTGTCGCTCTCCGATGGCCAGACGGCCATCCGGGATACGGCTTTTTCCCTGTCCTTTGCTCCCGGTACGCCGGGCAACACCATCATCCAATATATCGCCGATGAAATGGGCCTGCCCCTCGTATGGGGCGACGGCGTCCAGTTCGGCACGTTTAAAGATGGGTTTTCCTTTGTCGGCATGGCCGCCGATGCCCTCGACGCCATCTGCTACGGGTCAGGCGTCAAATGGAGCGTCCAGAACGAAATCCTTCAGCTCATCAAGGAAGGCGGCACGGTCAGCAACAAAGGGCTGGTCTTTGCACCGGATAGCGGCCTTATCGGGAGCCCGGAATGGTATACCAAGGCCAACTCTCAGCCGAATACGGCGACGCCTAAGCGCAAGCGCAAGCAGGCCGAGAATACGGACCCGTCGACGGCCTCGTCGGGGTGGAAAGTCAAGACGCTGCTGTCGCCGACCCTCAACCCGGGCGACCTGGTCAAGATAAAATCCCGTTACGTCGAAGGCTGGTTCAAAGTCCAGTCGGCCCACCATACCGGCGATACCTACGGCGACGAATGGAACAGCGAACTCGATTTAGTAGACCGGAACGCCACGCTCCAGTCTCCCGAAAGTGATGCGGCCAGCAACACGGCCGTCTATGGGAATGGCGGGACAAGCGGCGAAGTCAGTACCAACGTCGACGCCGGTTGTGAAGCCGTGGCCAACAGCCAGGGCGGCTATATCCCTGACGGCTGCGTGTACCGGGTCACGGAAGCCGGGTCTTATTATTCGCCGTTCCTCAAGCAGGAATACGACAACGGGCAGTGGGGTGTTGACGGTCTTTGCGCCGACGCCGGGGATAACTGTATCCCTTATGACCCCAGCCAGCTCGAAAAGGGCGACGTCATCGTTTTCTATAACGACGACCACAGCGAAGGGCATGTCGGCATATGCGATGGCAACGGTGGCATGTGGCATAACAGCTACACTCAACAAAGCTGGTATCATGCCGGCAATACCGACATGGGCGACCAGTATCCACAATACATCATCAAAGCCAGCCAATGTTAAGGGAAGGTGGTTTTTATGCAATCATCCAATGAATTACGGGATATTATCAGCGGCTGGATAGATGGCAGCATCAGCAACATTCACACGGCCATGCCGGGGAAGATTATCGACTATGATGCAAGTATCTGCCAGGCCAGCGTGCAGCCGGTAGGTAAATTCAAGGTGCCAGATGGCCGGAACCTGCCGTTTCCCATCGTGCACCATGTGCCGGTCATCTTTCCCAGCGGTCTCGGCGGCACGGCCGGCGTCACGGTTCCTTTACGGAGCGGCGACGGCTGTCTGTTGGTCTTCTCGGAGTCCCAATTGGACGACTTCCTGAATGGCGGTGACAGTGACAACGAACGGCGCCACAGTCTCAACGACGCCATTTGTATCCCTGGTCTGTATAACCGGGGATGCCGGTCGGCCAGCCCGTCCGACGTCTGCCTGTTCAACGGCGGCGTGAAGATGGTCATCAGCGCCGGCGGCATTACCGTAACCGGCGGCGACCTGGTCGTAGAAGGCATTTCCGTCACGAAGCATACTCACACCGGAGACAGCGGCGGAACGACAAGCGCACCGAAATAGGAGGCATGGACATGGCCTATGATTTAGCAATGAATGTACAGACGGGCGACTTGGTCGTCCGGAACGGCGATTTGATAATCGTCAACAACGGGGAACGGGTCGCCCAACAAGTGCTTATCACGCTGCGGGAATGGCTCGGCGAATGGTTCCTGAAAACGAGTGACGGCGTTCCCTATCTCGAATATATCTTAGTCAAGAAACCCAACGAGGCCCACGTCCGGCAAGTCCTGTCGGAGGCCATTCAGAGCGTTGAGGGGGTCAAAGGCGTCACGGAGCTCGAATTCGCATTCAATCGCATTCTGAGGACGCTCACGGTATCCTATGAAATCGATACCGATTATGGATTCATCACGAAGAAGGAGGTGCTGGGATATGGCAGATAGTGAAAATGTTTACGGTCTGACCCGTGACGGCTTCCGACGGAAACGGCTGCCGGAAATCCTGTCCGACATCAACCGCCGGGTATCGGACCGGCTGGGTGTTGAAATCGAGACCGGGAGCAACAGCCTGTTCGGCCAGCTCCACGGCGTCTTTGCATACGAAATCGCCGACCTGTGGGAACAGGCCGAAAATACCTATAATGCCATGTATCCGAACACGGCCACGGGCGTCAGCCTGTCCAATGCGGCGGGGCTGGCGGGTATCTCAGCCATTTCCGGCACACAAAGCCGGCTGCTGGCTACCTGCTATGGTACCAGTGGGACGGTCATTCCTTATGGGGCACAGATTTCCAGCAGTAACGAAAACGGCAGCTACTGGGAATGCATCGCCACTAATGCGGCCATCTCGAAAGAAAAGGCCTGCTATGCCGCATATAGTATCCGCAGTGCCGTGAGTGCCGGGACGGTTTATACGCTGACTATCAATGACAAGACGGCCAGCTATACCGCCGCCTACGGGGATACGGCCAGCAAGGTGCTGAGCACCCTGGCGAAAAGCTTTATCGGCGTCACCTACTCTATTGACAGTGGGATTTTGTCCATACGGACGACGACCAAAGGGGAGACCTTTGCAACGGATGCCCAGAATGTCACAATCAGCTCTATCGGCACTCCGATTCAATTCCGCTGCGTGACGGTCGGGGCTGTCAATCCGGACATCGGCACCATCAACCAGGTCGTCACCTCGATTCCCGGTTGGACCGGGGTCTTGAACCAGTACGCCGCGTCTGTCGGCCAGGATGCCGAAACCGATACCCATTTGCGGCAGCGCTGGAACCGGTCGCTCTTTAGCCGCGGGTCTACGAATATTGATGCCATCGCCGAAATCCTGGCCGATAATGTGACCGGCGTCACGACATCCAAGGTATATGAGAACCGGACCGATGCGACCGATTCTGACGGCCGGCCGCCGCACTCCATCGAAGCCATCGTAGAAGGTGGGGAGAATAACGACATTGCCCAGGTACTCTGGAAAACGAAAGCTGGCGGCATTGACACCTATGGTACAGAACACGGCACGGCTATCGATGCCAACGGCACTGAACAGACACTGTATTTTAATCGTCCGGCCCCGGTCAAAATCTGGCTTAAGGTCGTCATCAGTGAAAACCCGGACGAAACGCTGGCTCCGGCAGCCGTACAGGATATTGCCACGGCCTTGTTGGCTAAAGGTCAGGAGCAGGCCATCGGCGAGGATGTTATCTTACAACGCTATTTCTCAACCATCTTCAAGGCTGCTTCCGGGGTAGGGTATATCAGCCTGACCGCCGCGACCGGCGACACGGCCGGAAGTTATTCCACGAGCAATATATCCATCACGCCGCGACAGATTGCCGTCTTTGATGCGGCCCGTATCGAGGTGACGAAACAATGACCCATACGGAACGCATGATTTCGCACTTGATAGGACAGTTCCAGGATAAACCGGTCATCGAGGCCGAATTAGAGGCTCTTGGTGCAGAACTGGACGCCTTGCGGAGCGCCTTTGATGATCTAAGAAATAAGCGTTGGATAGATACCGGCGAAGGGGTACAACTCGACGGCATCGGAACCATCGTGAACCGCGACCGAACCATTCAGAATTCCTTACAGCTTGATTTTTTTGGATTCAGCGGTCAGGATAACAGCCAGACGTTTGGCGTCGGCCGTTTCCGCGGCATCAATGAAAACTGGCTGGCCAGTACCCGGCTGGAAGATGATGACTATCGGAAAATATTATGGCTTAAGGTCTTCTATGATTCCTCCCAGGCTACCGGCGATGAGTTGATCCATTGCCTGCGTGTTCTGTTCAATGCACAGAATATCATTTTGCATGAGGTCGGCAACGCAAAAATCATTGTCGGCATCGGGCGCCGGCTGACAGCGAATGACATACGCCTGGCCCGAACCCTGCATCTCATCACCCTAGGCGGCGGCATCGGCTTGCGGTCTGTCGAAATGTTCGACGCGGACTATTTCGGATTCCTGGGGCAGCCGAATGCTCTAGGCTTTGAACAAGGAATCTTTGCAAATACCATTAATATATAGGAGGAGCAATAATGTCAACACCTGATTTTAGCAAAATCTGGGGGAGCAATGTATCCCCAGAAAATCGTTATAAATTTACAGATAGTGCATATTTAGAAGGATGGAGTTATATTGGCTCTGTCCCGCCAGCCAGGGAAGCCTTTGATACACTTTTTCGAGACATTGACACGAAAATGTCATACTTGAACGACGAATTAAAAAATCAAAGCGACTCGGCCAAGGAACACGATGCAAATGCAGCGGCTCATAATGCTATGGCGACTACGGTTGATGACACACTTGTCCCGACGTCTGATACAAACACTATCCGGAACCTGGTAAGCAACCTGGCAAACCGCATTAAAGCCGCAACGGGCGCCGGAGGATGGAAAGAAGCGCCGGCGGCGACCCTTGCAAGCCTGAGTAAAATGTTTGCAAATCTCGCGACGGGGGCAGACGTAACCTGGGACGGGAAGAAATTTACAAATCATCGCCTCGGCATCACGGGTCTGATGGATCAGAATGGATATATTTGTTTTGGCCCGAATTGTGGGAACCTAATTATACAGTGGGGAGAAAGCACATCCCCGATAACATTTCCAATTGTTTTTAACATCTTA